TTAGTTTCCCTTAAAAGAAATTAAAGTTGTTTTTATTACATGTTTTGATAAGAAAATAGTATATAGAATAGAAGTACAAATTATATATAATGTAATAGCAAGATATATTCCTCGGTATGAAACAATAAAATTGATCAGATTAGAGACATCTCTTAAAAAAACAACAAGACTAAGACCTAGTACGATTCCCCACATTAAAACTGTAATAAAAAAAGGAAATAAAAAAATTTCTAGTAGATTAGCTTCTTGCATTTTTGGTATTGCTGGTTTATAAATCACCGAGATAAAAATTGAAAGTGCTGCTAATGAAATTCCAAATATGGATGCAGATGAACCAAAAATCGTGGTGATGTATGTTGTATAAAAATTATCAATATCCTCTAATGAAAGTTTTCTGAGTTCAAAAAAATACAGGAGACTTAAAAAAATAAATGGAACAATAAAGCTACTCGAAATAAACTCAGAATATTTCGAAGTATAAAATTTAATCGTTGATTGTTTTAATTTATTGAATGATAGCATAAATCTCCCTCCCTTTATTCAAATTTGTCAGCTATGTATTGCACTACTTTAGAAACGATTTTTCCTTGTTTCTCATTAGTAAAAGTTAGATGTTTTTTTGATTTTTTTGAGTTGAATGATTTTTTCTGGGTGATTCTTTTTTTGGTTTTTCTTTTTTTCCCTGAAGGAACAAAAGTGTAATTTTCTCCATGAATTTCTAAATCACCATATCCTGATTCTACCATAGCAACACCATCACTAACAGTTTGAGTTTTAATTTCACTACCTTCAATTAGAACGTCTAATCCTTCTCTTTCGTCTCTAAGAGTAATGTCAACTTTTTTTGCACCTGTATCAGTAACCATCTTTTCATACATATTATAGTGTTTTGATCTTGGATTTGGATGGATAAGATTAAATTTAATGCTTTTTATTTTTTCTATTTCTTGTAATTCTTTTATTATATGATATTCTTCGGGAAAAACTTTAATTACCACTTCTCCAACGATTTCGTCTTGGCTAAGCAACTGTGTGAAAAATTTGATGAATTGATCTAAATTAATTTTTCCAGTAGATTCAAATGCAATAATTTCTTTTTCTAAATCATAGATAAACATTGATGAACTTGCAAGTTCTTTATTTGGTTTTGAAAAGTATGTTTGTTGACCATCTTTTACTCGTAAATTCTCAAATTTTGATGTTGTAACATTTCCTAAAATAATACTTCTATTATTTATTTTATCCTCATTAATGTCAGTGAAAGAAAGAGTTCTTTTTTTCATTTTAATATCAGTTGCTGATTTAATTACTCTTGGTATTTCTGTTTCAATTAACTCTTCTAAATTTGGTTTAAATATATTTCCGTGAATATTAATTTTTGCAAAGTAAAATTGCCTTTTACCTATCAAAATTGGATCTTCATTAGAGCCATTTCCTAAATTGAAAGGTTTATCATTTTCAAAATTATTATTAGACATTTTTGAACACCTCAGTATTATATAAAGATATTAAATTTAATCTTCAAAATTATTAACGTTCGCATGCATCCGTCTTTGTCCCTGTCCATTTTGCTTGATAAGCAGAGTGAGTAGAAGACACACCATCTTAAAAATTATTTTCTTAATTTGTATAGGTAATCGAAATCTCAATTCCTAAAGTTAATTCTTTAACAACAACTTTATCTTTATCCGTTTCATAGTCATATTCTAATTCTTTGATTTTCCCTCCAACATAATGTGCATCAATAAGTGAGACATTTTTTGTATCTAGAATGAGTTGTAGTTCTTTTGTTTTATTTATTGGAACATAACCTATATGTGTAGGAGATTCATTTTCACCATATTTTAAAAAAACTTTGATAGCATTTTCATCATATGGATTTGTAGGTTCAGGAATGAAAATTACTTCTTCATCAGATAGATAGAGATCTTCAAACTCTGACGTTCCATCACCGAATTCAATAATTTCTTTGTTAGTTAAACCGTTATATAAATCTATTTCATTCTCTTTACAATATTGTTTCCCTTCTTGTTGTAGTAATTTTTGAATATCTTTTCCTTGATCATTTTCTTTTGTAACCCCAGCAACATTAAAGGTTATTGTTTTTCTTGAAATTGTTTTATGGCTTATTTCTACTTCTGTAACTGGTTGTTCTGTAAGTGTTTTTTGAATTAAACTTTCGACAAATATTTCAGCAGAAACCTTATTTATATTTTTTATTTCAATCCTTTTTCCTTTATGCGTAAAGGAGATTTTAGCAAGAAGTAAACCTGAATCAACTACTGGAAATATAATTTCACTTAATGGATAGTAAAAAACATCAGATTTTAAAAAACCTCTATGGATAAAAATTAAGCGCTTATCTGTACTTGTAATTAAGTAATTTAATTTATTGATGGGGCCACAAATAGCATAGTTAATAATTTCATTAGGATAAAGCAACTTTGCAAGTTCTTTCATTTCTTGCTTCATCCCCAAAAGACCTGTGACCTTACATTCTTTGAATCTCTTGGAAACATCATCATAGGTAATTTGCATTGATATTATTCTCCTTAATATTAATTATCACTTCTAAAAATGATAAAAATTTACAATTTATATTAAAAATTAAGGACACAATTTCTGTGTCCCTTTACATAAATTAATATGAAGTACCCATTATTGGGCTATATCATATTAATTTGCTTATAAACTATAACTCGCCATTATCCTTTAAAATTTCCCACATCTTGCGTAACTTGCGTAAATCTTCTTCCTTCGACTTTGGTAATTCCTTGTACCATTTTTGCAGTGATGGATCATTAGCAAATACTTGGAATTCTTCATTTTCATTTGTTGATTTATTTTGAGTACTCGAACGTCCAAGTAAATAATCCACTGATACTTCAAAATAGTCAGCAATTTTCTCGAGAGTGTCATAATCTGGTTTTCGTTCATCTGACTCATAACGTGATAATACTACATTTGATACGTTAATTTTTTGGGCAAAATCTTTTTGACTAATGTTATATCGTTCACGCAATTGTTTAATTCGTGTTCCTAAAGAGCTCATTAGAACCCCCCTTATATAACCATTATATTAATTAATATTATCATTTACCGCAATGGTAAGAAATTAAATTGACAAAACGGTAATAAAAATGTTGACTTTACCAAAAAGGTAATGATATAGTATGACTATAAAGTTACCAAAAAGGTAATTGATAGGTGGTGCATTATTTTTGAATACCCCAAAAGTTAATTTGCTTTATATAAAGCAACTAAGGGAAGAAAAGAATATCTCTGTTGAACAAATGTCAAAATTATTAGGGTATGTAGGATATCAAGGATACTACTACAAAGAAAAAGGCATTCGAAAAATGAGTGCTGAAGATATTGCTTTAGTAGCTATGACATTAGGTGTTCCGATAGAGAGTCTTTTTTTAAAATGAAAATTACCAGAAAGGTAATCGTAAGGAGGTGATATGTATGGCTTGGAGCATGACGAAACCTAAAAGAAAAAAGAAAAGTAAGCAATTGTGTCCATCCGAAGAATTCAAAAATATAAAAGGTCCAAAGCGTGAGAGATTAATCCTTGAAAGAAAAAAGAGGGGATTAACTCAAAAACAATTGGGTGATTTGATTGGATGTTCAGCGCAAACAATCAGTCGTTTGGAATCTGGAAGAATGAATCCCAATGTTGATCTATCAATGCAATTGGAAAAAATTTTAAAAACCAATTTCTTTGAATTATTTCCAGATTAATAAAAAAACACTTGACATGAACTACGAGAAAATTTCCCATTTTTCATATAAATATATACAAACTGATATGAAAAATAATTAATTATATCTAGTTGAAATGTGTTTCATAAAAAATGATACAAATTAAAAATTGAATAAACATACAAAAATGTAAAAATACAATTTTGTTAAAATGAATTCAAATTTAAGGAGGTATTACAAATGCAAAAAATTGAACAAGTAAATTTACCTGGAACGATTGAAGTATTTAAACATTCGATGTTCGGAGAGTTACCTGTACTTATTAAAAATGGCAAAGAACATTTCACAGCAAAAGTAGTAGCAAAGATGTTAGGGTATTCCAATCCTTCAGATGCAATTCTTCGACACTGTAAAAAAGATGGGGTCGTGTTTCACGAGGTCATCGATTCACTGGGAAGAAAGCAAAGTATGAAATTTATCTCAGAAGGCAATCTTTACCGACTAATCACACATTCCAAACTTCCAAGCGCTGAGCGTTTTGAAAGTTGGGTATTTGATGAAGTGCTACCATCCATCAGAAAGCATGGCACCTACATGACACCGGACACCATTGAAAAAGTGCTTTCGGATCCAGACACTATTATCAAAATTGCCACTCAACTAAAAGAAGAACAGGCAAAACGAATGGCAGCCGAAGCGCAAGTAGAAAAACAAAAACCAAAAGTATTGTTTGCCAGTGCAGTTGAAGCTAGTGAAACATCTATCTTAATTGGCCAACTCGCCAAAATTATTACACAAAATGGGGTAAAGATTGGACAAAATCGCTTGTTCGAATGGCTTCGAGACAATGGGTATTTAGGTAAGAAAGGCGCTCATTATAACGAACCTACACAGTACTCAATGGAGCGTGGTTGGTTTGAAGTAACGGAGCGAACTTTCAATAATCCTGATGGTAGTATTCGTGTTACTCGTACAACCAAGGTAACTGGCAAAGGCCAAGTGTATTTTATCAATAAATTATTGCAAGGCATTGCGGTATAGGAGGTGAAATAAATGGATTTAAAAAATATTACAGTCAAGGTCGAAATCACAAACATAAATGAACTACAAGAATTGCTCCAAAAGGCTACCGACCAATTGGAGCAAATAAAGAACTTTCAAATTAAGGTTAGTAATCTAAAATCCTAAACTTTTTGCAACAAATTCTTCAGTTGCATTACCTAAAAAATCTTCCCATGAAGCATATTGCGAATTGGAAGTAATATATTGATCAATTTCAGAATCAGGAATTTCCTCTAAAGAAGCATATTTAGTGAAAATTTCACCTTTAATAAATTGATCATAAGAAGTAAATGTTGAATTTTGTGTAAGAAATTCATCTGTCAAAAGACCTTCAAGAGGAATTTCATTTGTTCCACTTAGTTCTTCTGCATTTTTTTGAAGATTGTTTAATTCAGCTGAAAGTTCGTCGAATCCATCAATTTTCATAGTCTCACCTCCTCACATTGTCAATATTCGACAAATGAGGAGGAAAGCCTTTAATAAAATTCAATTATTTTTAACAGAAAGGTTGGTGCGCAATGCATACTCCAATATTGTTACAAGAATTAGACGAGCAATATGTGCTTCATAAATTCGAAATTTTGATACAACAAGCTTATGAAAAAGGAATTGAAGATGGCAAAAAACGTTTCACTTATCCGCCAGTGTTAAAACGTGAACATTTGAAAGAAATTCTATCAATTGAAATTCCAACAGTCGATAAGTTGACTCGTGATCCATCATTTCCGAGACTAACTGCAGTGTCTGCAAGATACCCAAGAGATGCAGTTTTTAAATGGATAGAAGAGAACACTACAAAAATTGAAAACTATTCTTAATTTAATTCTATCAAATATGGCAAAAAACGGTGTGCAACTTTAGTACACGAAGACATTCCATTGTGACAAATAGGGGGAATTTATATGAGTAATATGCAATTTTTAATACGCGAACTGCGTGGGGAGAAAACACAGGAACAGTTTGCAGAAAAAATTGGAGTTTCAAGGGAAACGTTATCTCGATATGAGACAGGGCGTATCGATGTACCAATCACAGTTTTAAAAAAGATTTCAGAAGAATTGGATAATCCGGAATTCAATATGCGATTACAATCTGAATTTTTCGGTACTGGTCCAGTTTATCTAGATGGACCGAACGTAGACCTACACAGATCAGCAGTAAAAGAAAAGACGTTAGAAGAATTGGAAGAGGCAATTTCTAGCCTTAAGGATACATGTTTATCAAAACCTTTAAAGAATTTTCAACCTTTTGAGATTCAAAAACTTAGGACTTCATTAGAAGAACTTGTTGAGGCTTCAACAGCAATTTTACAACTAACTGCTGTTCTCTGCTCAGAAGCTGGTATTAGTTATAAGGATCTTTGGACAGACCATTATCTTGATTTGGAAAGTCAAGGCTATATCGGGGGTATGAGATGAGCAAGTTAAATATGTTTTTCTTCAATGAAGAAGTCATTTCTATATCTGATGGGATTTGGTTTTATGGAGGAATTCTAACAATGATAATACTAGGAAGTATCGTATTATGGCCATAAAAAAACTGACTAACTTGTCGGAAGTTAATCAGTAAGTAAAATATCTATGGATTTATTATATCACAGATAGGAGCAATTTGGTTCCTATCATGAAGCGTACAAATAGTATTTATACAAAAATATACTCAAAACTGGATTCGAGACACAGTTTTGTACGCTTCATGATGGGTGAGAACCATCAAAATAATTTTGGGGGAGAGATTTATAATGGCGAAATTCAGATTGGTACATACATCATTTTGGAATGATCCACGTGTTGTAGAAGAAATGACACCAGAAGATAAGTATTTCTTTTTATACTTGTTGACTAATGAATGTACATCACAAATTGGAATTTATCAAATTACGAAAAAACAAATGGCATTTGATTTAGGGCATTCAAATGAATCTATAAATGCTTTAATGCAACGTTTTTTAGATTATCACAAATTGATACGATACAATTCAGAAACTAGGGAAATAGCAATAAAAAACTGGGGCAAATATAATCTAGCACGTGGCGGAAAACCTATCTTAGATTCTGTTATTTCTGAATTAAAACAGATAAAAGATACTTCGTTAATTAAATGGGTTGGGGAAGAAGTAACAAATGAGAGTATAAAACAAATATTCGATACGTACAACGATACGTCTAACGTTACGTCAACGATAAGTGGACAAGAAAAAGAAGAAGAAAAAGAAGAAGAAAAAGAAGAAGAAAAAGAAGAAGAAGTTATTAAGCCGGGCAAGCCCGCCGACACCTCTCTTCCTTATCAATCTATTGTTCTATATCTAAATAAAATGGCTGGTACAAATTATCGACATACAACAAAAAGAACTCAGCAACTTATTAAATCACGATTTAACGAAGGCTTCACAACAGAAGACTTTAAAACAGTGATTGATAAGAAAACAAAAGAATGGCTTCATGATCAACAATTCTCAAAGTACCTTCGCCCAGAAACACTCTTTGGTACAAAGTTTGAATCTTATTTGAATGAAAAGGTAGGTGGAAGAGATGGAAGCTTTAAGTGCAACACTTCAACAAATGATGGAAAAGAATCCAGAATTCAAGAAGCGAATGAAAGACGTGCAAAACTATTACGCGGAGAATCCAATTGAGCAAATCAATAAACCTTCTGATGAGTGTCCTTTTCATAATTGCGATGGTTCAGGATTTTTATGGTTTAAAGATTGGAGTGCAGCTACAGAAATCCAAAAGAACGGAAAGTTGGATGATGAAATAGTTTATAAGTCTGATAAAAAGTTCGAATGGAAAGAGCCTTGTAAGTGTTATGAGCAACGGCAGAAACAAGTAGAACATAAACGTAATCTTGCAACAGCTGGAATCCCTAAATTATTTGCTAATGCAAGGTTTCAAAATTTTAGTACCAAATACGCAGGTGAGAATAAAGAAATTGCAACTATCGCAAAGACTGCAGCAATAAATTATGTAAGCAATTTTAATGTCATGAGACAGAGTGGAAAAGGCCTTTATATCTATAGCGAGACTAAAGGTTCAGGTAAAACAAGGCTATCAGTAACAATTGCAAATGAACTTATAGATAATGGTGAATCAGTTTTAGTTGTAAAAGCTACTAACGTTTCTAAAGAGGTCCGTAAAACTTATAACAAAGATTCAGGAGTAGGTGAACTTGAAATTATTAAAGAATTTCAACAATCACCAGTATTGATAATTGATGATATTGCAGTCGAAAAGCCAACAGACTTTATTGGTGAGCTACTATACAGCATCTTTGATTATCGTGTAGAACATAAACTTCCAACTATCGTAACATCGAATAAAACGATAGAAGAGATGTCAGATATGTATTCAGATGGTCGAGTAAGTAGTAGATTGAAAAAATTATGCATCGAAGTCTATATGCCAGAAGAATCTATGAGAGACCGCGAAAGCGAATACGAAAATAATCAGCTTGAGGAATTGCTTTTTAAGGAGGCTAACTAATGAGTGGAAAAATGAAACCAACATTCATAGGATTTGGACCAACAAAAGCATACGCAGTTATCTTTTGGAAAAAGAATGATGACCTAGTTGCAAAAACAGTTTGCTATAGCGAACAAGATGTAAGTGAGATGTTTGGCAAGTTTGTAACTCCTGGATCTCTTTATAACGATTTTGACGGTTATGAAATCACTTATTTGAAAAATAGAGAAGTGGCTGCATCATGACAACTCACCCCTTTAAAATCGGTAATCGTCAACCAAATCTAGTAGCGCATGAAATTGAAATGCTTGAAAAATTAAATGCAAAGCATCAAAAAAAGTACGGTACAAAAGACCGTCAGCAATATGTATTTGAAAACATTATCAGAGTGGAACGAGATTTTCAAAAGCAATGTTTCAATGTGTATTTTCAAAATGGTGAATGGTTTCACTATTGCTTAGATGGTGAGGTTTATTGATAGACATTAGAAGAATTAAGGTGAAGAAAATGAAAATGGAGTTTCTAATATTAATTAATATTTCCTTTCAACCACAATACCAACAGTTAGCGTTGCTATTGTGATCTTACATCACTAATTAAGATTTAAAGATATACAAATTTGAATCTTAATAGTGAAGGTGATTTTAAAAATCACGCGAAAAGAAATTTTTCTTCTCCATTTCATTTTATCCACCTCCGTATTAAGTTATAAAGTACATTTTAGAGCATTTAAATGCCGATTTCAAGCGTTTTTTAGCCGTGCTTAGATGCCTGAATTTCGTTTAATTTAGCTTTTTTATTATTAATTTGTCTATTTGAATTGGATAAATCAAAAAAATTTAGCGAAGCAAGGAGGAATGAATTTGGTTAGGGTCTTAGATGCGTGTTGCGGCAGTCGAATGTTTTGGTTTGATAAGGAAAATGAAGATGTAATATTCATGGATAAACGAGAATTAAAAACCGAGTTATGCGATGGTAGAAAGCTAATTGTTGCACCAGATGTAGTGGCAGATTTTAGAGATATGCCATTTGAAAACAACTCGTTTTATTTAGTTGTATTTGATCCACCACATTTGCTTAAAGCTGGTGAAGAATCTTGGTTGGCCAAAAAGTATGGAAAACTCGATGAAAATTGGCGCGAAGATTTGTCCAAAGGATTTGAGGAGTGCATGAGAGTGTTAAAGCCAAATGGAACATTAATTTTTAAGTGGAATGAAGATCAAATTAAACTATCAGAAGTTTTAAAGTGTTTTGGACAAAATCCGTTATTCGGAAACAAGCGCAGCAAAACACACTGGTTGGTCTTTATGAAGTAGTTCAAACACGTAAAAAATGTTCAAGTAATGGAGGTAAAACGTTGAATAACATTCAGATGCTTAGTAAAGAAGATCGTCTTGCAATGATAGATGCTTTAGCTATATTCGGAAAATATCCACGTGCTACTTACGAGAAATATTCGGATGAAAGATTAGCAGAAGAATATGATCGCATAGTAGGAAATACGTAGAAAGGTGCATTTCATGAACAATAAAAACAGAAAAATAGTTAAATGTAATACACTGTTCGCTATCAAAAAACGTATTGAACAAGAAGAACTGCGTGGTTGGAGACAAATCAGCGATATTAAATTCTTTCAATGCTTTGGTGGAGTTTATCAAGTATTAATGGAATTTGAAAATAATTGTACGAGGGGGAAGATGAATGCCATCTAGACAGCCTTATTACATTTTGTTTGATGATGAAAAATTAAACATTAATCTAGATTTTACACAACGCCAGGTACAAAATTTTGATCATATGTGGAAAGAGGGTTGTTCAATTTCAGAAATTGCTTTTAAACTACAACGAAAGAAAGTAGAAATTGAACTACTTGCAGAAGACAGATTTTTACGAAAAAAAATAAACGTTCGAAAGGGAGCGATGAAAGGTACAAAAGCCTGGGAAAAGAAAATAAAATTAGAGGTGTAGAGATATGCAGCAATTGGATATCTTTGATGTATTCAAAGAACAGGATGATTTAGAAATTGTGAGACAACAACTTGCAAGGTTGCAACCTGGTCAAAATATTACTACAAATTCATTTGAAGTTAGAATGTCAGATAGGTTTATCGAGGTGGAATGTACGGATCTATGTCATGAGCTATTTCATGAAAAAGAGGAAGTATTAAAATTTATTATTAATACTCTTGAAGAAGGAATAGAAGAAAATAAAAAAACATCAGAGTTTCCTCCAATGCTCAATTAATCTAGACAATTAATTATAGCATAGGGGGAAGCCTTTTGAATAAAACTTTAGAACGTAAAATGATAGCAGAAATTGATTTACATGAAAATGCAGTATACGTAGTTTCAGGTGGAAGGCTTATACCTATAGAAAATCCTCCACTTGGATATGGTAAGCAAGAAATATGTTGGCAAAACGGAAAACCTACTCATAGTGAGATTAAATATACTAAGAAGTTTTAAAGTAAGAAGTGAAAAATTACGTAATAGAATGATTTAGAGACATAAAGAAAGGAGAATCAATGCATGGAAAGCAAAGAAGTAGTTGAGATTATACAAGCAGGATTAGCATGGGCGAATTGGACAGAAAATCAAAGAGAAGCGTTCATCATTGCAGGAGAAGCTGTAAGAAAACAAATACCACAACGAGTTATAAAAATTGAAGGTATATCAAGTCAAGCTTGTCCTACATGTAAATCAAGTGTAAATGGTAAGTATTGCTCATTTTGTGGGCAAAAATTAAGATACCGTAGTACGTAGATGGTATGCAGTTGAAGAATTAAGCGACATAGGGAGGGATACTATGAAAATTCCTAAACACATTATCAATAAGTTAATAAAAATAGATAAAAACGCTCAAGAATCAAAGAATCTAGCCTATGAAATCGAACAGTGGTTAGAAGGCAAAGGGATTGATACAGAAAGGTTCAGACAGGAGCAATTAAGTGTATTGGAATTAGCGGAATATGGAGAATTATCGAGTAATGTACATGAAATTACAAGCATGTTTCTTGAAAATATCCATGAGATACAAGGAGATTAATTACACATAACGTAGATGGAGTGAAACAACAGGAGAAAATTGTGAAATAAGGGAGGTAATAATGTGCCTAAATTGGAGTTAAAGTCTATTAAAGATCGTGTATCTAAAGCGACACCAGGACCTTGGCATGAAATATTTGAAATCGGTTCAGTTATACTTTCTGACAATCCAAACTTGATAAGAGTAGTAGATGATGAGGGGATTTCAACATATGGTGATAGTGATTTCATTGCTCATTCACGTCAAGACGTAGATGATCTAATAAAAGAAATTGAACGGTTATACAATGGTATCAACTTCATTATGAATGAAACACGAGACGATGAGACATGTGATTATCTATATCATTTGTTAAAAGGTTCAGAAGAAACAGCACAAATTCATCGTTTTAAGTAACTGAACAATTCGTAGATTTAATTCATCATAAAACTATGTGGAATTAAACAAATATGATAAACTATTCATAATTTAATAAGCTTACTGGAACAACCAGGAGCGTTAGATAAACACAGGAGATACCTGCGTTTATTTAGCGCTCTTTTTATTTTGTCAAAGGAGGAAACAAAATGAAAGAGTTGATTGAAGAATATAAAGCTACACGAAAATATACAAGAAAAGTTTATAAAAATACACTGGAACGAATGAATACATGTGATGATGAATCATTGAAAGAAAAACTATTAGAAGATTTATCGACAATAAGACAAATGATCAGTAGTTTGAGTTACTCCATAGAAGTAATGCAATCAGGTAGATTTAAAGGTCGCTCCATTGATAGACGTGCAGCATATGAACGAGAAATACCAGTAAGTAACGAAGTGATTACAATGAACAGCGACAAAATGCAAAGACTACCTTTTGAATATACAGAGAATGAAGATGATGAAGAAGTAAAACGTCTATTAGCAAAAGAAATATCTAAAGTTCTTACGGCTAAAGAAAGAGAAATTTTTAATCTTGCTGCAAATAGTTTTAGTCATAGACAAATTGGTGAAATATTGCATATACCAAAATCAACTGTACAAAGTACTTTGGAAAGGTGCAAATCTAAAATCATAGCAGAAGGTTGGGTGATTGTATGAGATTTGTAGAGCCTATTCGAGACAAAGAACAACTTGAAGAACTAACAAATTATTTAAAAGAACATAATGAGCGAGACTATATCATGTGGATGATTGGCATTCATGTAGGTATCAGAATTTCAGATATTTTAAAACTGAAAGTGAAAGATGTTCGTAAACAAACACACTTAAAAATATTTGAACAAAAGACAAATAAATATAAACGAGTTATCATTCCACCAAAGCTACGAAAAGAGTTAGATCAGTTCATTAAAGGCAAAAAGGACAATGAATTTCTGATTGCTTCCAGAGAAAAAACAAAAACAGGAAAACAAAGGTCAATTACACGAAAAACAGCTTGGACTAATATTAATAAGGCAGCAAGAGCAATTGGATATCGTGAAAAGATTGGAACACATAGTATGAGAAAAACTTTTGGTTATCACTATTACAAGAAATATCATTCTGTAGGTGATTTAATGGTTCTATTCAATCATGCAGAAGAAGCAACAACTTTGCGCTACATAGGCATTGTACAAGACCAATTAGACAATAATATGGCGAATCTCTATTGAGGTTCGTTTTTTTATATGCCATGAAATAGCTTAACAGAGCATGTTCATGGCTATTTTTATGCATTTGAATAGGCATTCAAAAAAGTATTAGTTACATTCAAATATAAAAATATTTATAGTTATTGTTTTAATGCTATTCAAAGCCATTTTCTAAAAGTAACAGAATATTAGATATGTTACACTCACACGCCATATTCGTTCGGTTGCCCACTATAAGTGTAAGGGTAAAATCTTACACTCATGAAAACTCCTCCTTGAAATCGGGCTACAGGCATAGACACGGCAGTCTGTAGCTTTGGTTTCTAAATTTAGAGTGGAGTGGATTATTCAAGTTCATAAAAATGATTGTGGTTTTGAATAATCTTAATTTATGAGGAGGAAAAGTAATGGGAGTTACTGAGTTATTAACAATTATATTTGTCGTTTTGAAATTAACTGATACGGTCACATGGTCTTGGTGGATAGTGCTGTTGCCAGAGTTAATTGCAGTTGGTATTTACTTAATACTATTCATTGTTTGGTTAGTGCTTTTCATCATTGCGATAATAAAAGTGAGAGTGTAAATGGGAGGAAAATAAAATGCTAAAAGAATTTCGAAAGACTTCAAATGGTACTGAGTATTGGGATACTGAAGCCAAACGAATTGTAATTGTTGGTGAGGATTTTGCAGAAGGTGAAGATCAAACAGTAACAAAGAATATTAAATTAAATAAGTTTGAAGGTATTGATTTTGATTCAATGCAAGTAAAGGAACTAAAAGAATTTGCTGAGCAACATGGAATTGATATTCCTAAATCAATGACTAAGAAAGAATTAGTGATTGAACGAATCACAGGTGAATCGAATGATTAAGAAAACTGTTTATAAAGAACCTGGGAATACGGTAACGACCATTCGTTTATTTGGCATAACTATTTATACACTCACAGTAAACGATTGGAAGTATTAAAATGAAATACTGTGATTTCAATGGATGCAGAAACAAGATAGAGAGGGGTAAGTATTGCGAAGAGCACAAGCGAGATAAGCCAAAGAAACCTAGCAAGGTTGAATATGATTCGAGCAATAAACCTTTCTATAACTCTAGCATTTGGAAAGCCACAAGAAAAAAAGTATACGAGAGGGAACGTGGTTGTTGTCAGCGATGTGGACGCTTTGTCTTTGGTAAGCTGGCGCAGGTACATCATATCGTTAAGGTAAAGAACAACCCAACACTCAAGCTTGAAGAAAACAATTTAAGATTGCTTTGTCCTGAGTGCCATATGATTGAAGAACATGAAGAAGAAAATAAAAAAGTTTTTGCAAATTATTTTATGCCCCCCTCTCAAAAATGAATTTTTGGAAAATAGCTGAAGACCGGTTACAGGCGTTAAATAAATAGTTGTGCAGTCTAAAAAACAAAGGGGGGTGTGGAAATGGCTCGAATTTCCAAAAAGCGAAAGCTTGAAATGTTAGATGAGGCAAGGGTTGAAGAGGAAAATCGCATCGTCAATTTGCTTCAGGAGGAAGGGCTATATCAAAAATCGCTCACACCTTTGATTGAAAATTATTTAGATGCATTTATCATTTATAAAACCATGTTTGAAAAATGGAGAGATGCTGGATTTCCTCCAACAAAAGCGCATCAGAACAAGGCTGGCGCAATTAACGAAATGAAACATCCATTAGCACAACAAGTTGAAACTTGGAATGATAAGAAAAATAAATTGTTAGATTATCTTGGAATGACAAACAAAGGAAAAAGTGTACAAAAAACGACCAATAATCAATCAACTAAGGCTGAAGTTGATGAATTGGCAGCACATCGGAATAAATGGCGAAAAGTTAAATGATTCAGATTGAACCAGGAAAGAACTACGCTGATCTATATGCAAACCGAGTTATGCGAAACAAAAAGAAATATCCTACTTCTATTATCAAATCTATTGAAAGATATAGAAAATGGAAGAAGAGAAAAGACATATGGTTTGATGTAGATAAAGCAAATGAAATGTTAGATTTTGTACAATCCTTTGTACGTCATGTTAAAGGACCACTAGCAGGTGAATTGATTTCACTTGAAGAATGGGAAATGTTTATCTTTGCAAATATGTATGGTTGGTATCATGAAAATGAGAAAGGTAATATCGTTCGAGTTATTCGTGAAGCATACGTACAAGTTCCAAAGAAAAACGGTAAAACAATTATTGCTGCAGGTGCATTGCTATACGCAATGTATGGTGAAGGTGAAAGAGGTGCGGATTGTTATTGTGCAGCAACTGACTATGAACAAGCACAGAACGCAGCTGAACCCATTGCACAAGCAATTGAAAATTCGAAGCCTTTAAGTAAAAATACCCAAATTTACAAAGGCATTAATGGTACTGTTTCTGGTGCCATGTATCGTTATTCAATTGATGGAATCACCTATCAGAACAAGTTCAAAGTATTAACGAAGAACACCAAAGGTCTTGAAGGTAAGAACCCTTACTTTGTCCTTAATGATGAACTTCATGCTCAAGAGAATATGGACATGTATGACAACTTAAAGTCAGCGCAAGTTTCTCGTGAGCAACCAATGACGTTGAATATTTCTACTGCTGGTAAAGGTTCATCATCAGTAGGTATGCGTGTTTATAAATATGCGAAGAGTGTTCTTAAAGAAGATGAAGATGATTCTTTATTTGTTTATATAGCTGAACCAAATAGAGGATACGATTGGACAGATCGTAAAGTTTGGGAAATGGTCAATCCAAACATCGGTATTTCAGTAACGATGGAAACATTAGAAATCGAGTTCAAGAAAGCTCAACAGTCAGCGCATTCGAAAGCAGAGTTTTTATCAAAGCATTTAAATGTATTTGTTAATGGAGCCGAGAACTATTTCGAAAGAGAACAAATTGAACATGTATTGGTTGAGGACCTAGGAAACTTAGATGGCGAGATGTGCTATATTGGACTCGATTTATCGAAGGTAAATGACTTAACATGTGTCGATTTAAATTTTCCAACTTTTGATGATGAAGGTAAGGCATTACTTAAAGTTAAACAAATGTACTTTATACCGTCTGAGAATCTTGATTTTCGAGAGAAAGAGGATAATGTCCCATATTCAGATTTAGTTGAACGTGGTTTTGTTACACTGTGCGATGGTAAGATGATAGATCAAGACATGGTACTTGAATATATTACTGAATGTATGAATTTATATGATGTTCAGCAAATCAACTATGACCCTGCAATGTCACAGAAACTTATTGAGAAATGTGAAAATCTTGGTTTGGATTGCATTGTGGTTAACCAGTATCCAAATGTAATGAATGCAATGATTGATGATGCTGAATTACTTATTTATGAACATAAATTAATCACAGATAATCCATTATTTTTGTACTGTGCATTGAACATGGTAGTAATAACAAATATAAATGGAATGAAGGGGCCATCAAAACGTCAGTCTAAGAAAAAGATTGATGGATTTGTGGCTTTTTTAGTTGCTCATAAGGAAACAATGTTCCAGATGGAAGATATTAATGCAGATGAATTCGATGAATTACTAGATTCGATTTACCGATAGGGGGTGAATGGCTTGGGATTAAGAGATAAATTATCCAATTATCTTTATAAGCAAGTTGAAAAGCGTGGATGGTTTGAAGACGCTTTTTCAAATGTGATTAGATATAGTGGGCGCTTTGTTAATGGTGAAAATATTCTTGAATCATCTGATGTATACGAGTTATTACAAGACATAAGCAATCAGATCATGCTTGCAGAAGTAACTGTGGTAAACCGTGATGATGAAGAAATTGAATCTTCAGCTAAAAGCATACTGGCTCATCCAAATAATTATCTCACACGTTCAGAGTATTTAAAGTTGTTAACGAATACATATCTATTAAAGGGTGAAGTATTTCCAGTACTTGATGGTGATCAACTGCATATTGCTACAAATGTTTATACAGAACTAGATGATAGATTAGTAGAACACTTTAAAATTAATGGGACTGAGATACCTTCATCAATGATTAGACATATTAAAAACATGGGAATTAGTCATTTAAGAGGGCATGGATTACTTGAACTCGGTAAAAACACACTAGAAGGTGTTATGAGTGCTGAAAAGGTTTTGACAGATAAATATAAGAAAGGTGGATTATTAGCCTTCCTATTAAAGCTAGATGCTAATATTAATCCGCAAAACGCAGCGCAATCTAAATTGATAAATGCAATCTTAAACCAACTAGAAGATATTGATGAAAGTAGAACTGTAAAAATGATTCCACTCGGAAAAGGGTATGAGATTGATACGATGGAATCGACAATTGATGATGAAAAAATATTATCTTTCTTAAACGTTTATAAAAAGGATTTAGGAAAATATTTGAATATCAATGTAGATACATATCAAGCGCTCATTAAGAGTGATTTAGAAAAGGCTATGATGTATCTACATAACAAAGCAGTAAAACCAATTATGAGAAATTTAGAGGACCATTTGAGTCTTCTTTTTTTCGGGAAAAATTCGGATAAACGTATTAAATTCAAGATTAATATTCTTGACTTTGTAACTTATAGTACAAAAACAAATATCGGTTACAACATAGTTCGTACTGGTATCACTTCACCAGATAATATTGCTGAAATGCTCGGTTTCCAAAAACAAAATACGCCGGAAACACAAGCCATTTATATTTCTAATGATTTATCAAAAATTGGAGAGAAAAAGGCAACAGACAATAGCTTGAAGGGTGGTGATGACAATGGCAAAAAGAGTGACACGGACATTTGACATCACCAATTTAGATACACGGGATGCAATAGATAGTGAATCAAATGTAATTAGTGGCTATGCAGCTGTTTTTAATTCGAAAACAAGTATTTGTGATTTTTTCGATGAAGTAATTGCACCAGGAGCATTTGCACGTGCTATTTCAGAGAATAACGATATTCGAGCACTATTCAATCATAATTGGGACAATGTGCTAGGCCGTACCAAAAATGGCACTTTGCATTTAGAAGAAGATGATCGTGGGTTGAAATTCGAAGTTGAGTTACCAAATACAACAATTGCAAGAGATTTAGTTGAATCGATGAAACGTGGTGATATTAATCAGTGCTCATTCGGTTTTATTCCTACAATAGAAGAATGGGATTACAACGTTGAACCTGCATTACGAACGATACAAGAAGTAGAATTATTCGAAATCTCCGTAGTTTCTATACCAGCTTATGATGACACAGAAGCATCTTTAGTTCGTAGTAAAGAAATTGATGAAGAAACAGAGCAACGTATCAAAATGATTAAGCAAATAAATCAATTATTGGAGGCAAACAAACATGAATAGACAATTACTATTAGCTTTACAAAAACGTAATAACGAGCGTTTAGTTACTTTACGCTCAAAAATAGAAGATCCTGAACTTCGTGCAGCTGATTTACCAGCTATTCAAACTGAAATAGAAGACATCACGAAACAACTACAGGATATTGCAGATGAATTAGCCAAAGATGATAACAATGATGGTACTGACAATAATACTGACAATGGAGATAATAGTAATAGCGATGGTGGAACTAATGGTGATGGTTCAAATAGCGAAGGTCGAGATGGAGAACCAGGTAGAGAGAATGGAGAAGGTGATGAAGGTGGTCAACGCGATGCTGGGATTTCTGTGCAACAACGTTCATCGGCAATGAATGCAATTTCTACAGCACTTTCTACTCGAGCAAATCAACAACAAAAACAAAAACGAAATGATGCAGAAGTCCGAAGTGCATTTGCTAATTTTGTAGTAGGGAAAATTTCAGAAGCTGAAGCACGTTCTCTAGGTGTAGAAACTGGTAACGGGTCTGTAACAATTCCAGAAGTTATTGCTTCTGAAATTATTACTTACGCACAAGAAGAAAACTTACTTCGTAAATATGGTTCTGTGCATCGAGAGAAAGGAAATGTAAAGTATCCTGTATTAGTTAAAAAAGCTGATGCCAATGTACGTAAGAAAGAACGTGGCAGTGGTGATGAAATCAAAGAAACAGAAATTGAATTCGATGAAATTCTTTTAGATCCAGCAGAATTTGATGCCTTAGCCACTGTTACTAAAAAATTATTGAAAATGACAGGTGCACCAATTGAAACAATTGTTATTGATGAATTGAAGAAGGCTTATGTACGCAAAGAAACAAATTACATGTTCAAAGGTAATGATGTTGGTAATGAAAATCCTGGAGCATTAGAGAAAAAAGCAGTTGCTTATTATGAAACAGAAGGTATTGATATTAATGCAGTGGGTTATTCACAAAAGTTATATCAACAACTTGTAAAGCTAAAAGGTCAGCCAGTAACAGAAGTACTTAAAAAATCAATGTGGATTATCAATCGTTCTGCATTAACAATACTTGAGGGAATGACAGATACAACAGGACGACCATTACTACATGAAGCGAAAGATGGTGTAGGTTACACGTTACTTGGCCATCAAGTAGATTTCACAGATTCTGCTGATGGTGCTGATCCAACGAAACCTGTATTCTATTTTGGTGATTTTAAAGCATTTCATATTCAAGATGTTATCGGAGCAATGGAGTTACAAAAACTTGTTGAAAAATATGCAGGCACAAATAAAGTAGGCTTCCAAATTTATAACTTACTAGATGGACAACTTATTTACTCTCCATATGAGCCTGCCGTTTATCGCTATGAAGTTGGAGCTACTAAAGGAGCGTAATGCTTATGGATGAACAGTTGTTAGAAAAACTGCGTAATCATCTACACATTGAGGACGATATGGATTCATCTATGTTGTCCTTATACCTACAACAAGCTCAATATTATGTACAAAATGCGACTGGTAAGCAAACTGAGTGGCTCGTCATTATGACTGCAGGTATCTTTTACGAATACAGAGTTGCTGAAAAAGAATTAGGCGAAGCGTTAGATGCTTTAACCCCATTCTTTGTGCAGGAGGTGTATGCAGATGCCGAAACGCCAGACGAACAGACTTCGACATAAAATTGAAGTTCATGGCAACAAAAAAGTAACAAATGAGCTAAACGAAACAACATATAAATTTAGTCTGATCAAAACTCTGTTTGCAGAAGTTATTCCACAAACAGGCTCACTTATGAAGCAACAGGCAGATACAATTTTAACAAATGTCACTCATAAGATTGTTGTTCGCTACGATTCTGGCAAGGATATTACAAAGGATATGCAAGTTCATTTTCGTGGCCATAAGTTCGAAATAAAATATATTTTGAATCCATACTTTTCAAATGAGACTCTTGAAATATTTGTACAGGAGCTGATGAGATGAGTATGGAAATGGAAGGACTTACAGAGTTTCAAAATGATTTGCTTGAAGTTGCTCAAAAGAAACTACCTAAAGAATCATTGAAGATTATGCGTAAAGTTGGGAGCAAAGCGAGAACAAAAGTTGCTCGCAAAGCAAGATCTATTGTCCACAAACAAACTGGTAATTATCAAAAGGGTTTTAAACGTGGTAAAGCGTTTAAAGATTCAGAAGGTAAGTATGTTGTTCGCATTATAAACTCGCAACCTCATGCACACTTAATTGAGTACGGACATAAACAAGTTACAAAAGATGGACGTAATATTGGATTCGTCCCCGGTAAAAATATATTAGCAAATGGTATGGCTGAATTTGATAGTTCGGGAGTTTATGAAAAAGAACTACTGAATTGGCTTGATGATCTTCTAGAAAGTGGTGATTTATAGTGATTGCCATGAAAGATATTAAAAAAGGAATAAATGAGAGGATAAATAACAAGTTTCCTGATATCGAAATCAATAGCAATGATGTAAGTGAAGGGTTCAATAGACCTTCTTTTTTTGTACAGTTAAACGGTAAAAAAAGTGGCACAATGGAGCATGTTGACAAAGATATTGATGTTCAAATTTATTATTTTCCAACAGATGAATATGATCATGCTATTGAGTTATTAGATACACAAGAGAGTTTAGAATCAGCATTTGACTTGAAATTAAGAGTAGTGAATAGATGGCTTAACATCACTGAAACAAACACCGTTACTACAGATGGTGTTTTAAATATGTCTTTTTCTCTTGAATTTAACGATGTAAGGGATATCGATGAAGATAGTAATTGGATTGATAAAGAGTTTCCAGATCCAGATGGTAAAGGACCAAATAAAGACCATTTTGATAAATATCCAGTTGAACTAATGAAAGAATTAGAAATGATTTTGAAGGAGTGATGGTTTTGGGATTACCACAGATTAATATAGAGTTTTACGGAAAGGCAGTGTCCGCAGTTGCTCGTAGTGCGCGAGGTATTGTCGCTCTTATTTTAAAAGATGATAAACCTACTGTGAAATCACAAGTGATCACAAGCATTGATGAACTTGTTGCGACTGATTGGACAGAAGATAATTTGAAATACATTAAACAGACATTAAAAGGGGTACCATCCAAAATAATTGTTGAAGTTATTGCTACCGATTCAACAGATTTTACAGAAGGTCTGAAACGATTGGCTAACAAGCGATTTAACTATTTAGCAATTCCGAGTATCACAACAGCGCAAACAGAAGAAGTAGCGACATGGATAAAAGAAAATCGAAAAAACAAAAAAACGTTTAAAAGTGTGCTACCAAACACTAAAGTAGATTGTGAAGGAGTTATCAACTTTACTGCTAATGGTATTAAAGTTGGTGAAGATATTTATACGACAGCTGAATATACAGCACGCATTGCCGGAATCCTAGCAGGTTTACCATTTACACGTTCATCAACGTATTATGTGCTTGATGAAATAGACGAAATTATCGAACAGGTAGACCCAGATGCAGCCATTGATAATGGTGAACTCATTTTAATTAATGATGGTGAAAACATTAAGATTGGTCGAGGGGTAAATAGTTTAGTAACAACAACTATTACGAAAACAGAAGATTTCAAATCAATTCGCGTTATGGAAGTGATGGATATGATCCAAGACGACATTCGCATCACATTTAACGATCACTATACAGGTAAAGTAAATAATATCTATGATAATCAAGTTTTGTTTATTACATCCATTAACTCGTATTTCAAAGGTTTGGCAACATTCCCAAATGAAATTTTAGATCCCAACTATACAAATAAAGCAGATATCAATGTTACAGCACAGCGGTTGGCTTGGGAGGCTATTGGTACTGATACAAGTACATGGGATGACCAAGTTGTTAAAAAGACATCATTCAAGAAAAATGTCTTTCTTGCTGCAAATATTAAAATTGTTGATACAATGGAAGATTTAGATTTCAACATCTTTATCTAATTTATCTAATAGGAAGGTGAGAAGATGGATAAAAAATTAAAACCAAATCGCCAAATTAACGGAACATTCGGAGCCGTTTGGGTAAATAACGAGAAATGGCTTGATATTGAAAGTTTCGAAGCAAAAGTTGCATTGAATTTTGAAGATGTAAACATGGCTGAAGATTTGGCTACACATAAAAAGTACACAGGGTGGTCGGGAGAAGGCACTATTACTGTGAAAAAGGTTTATTCTCGTGGAGCTAAACTATTGGGTGAAGCGACCAAAACAGGGGAAATGCCTGATGTGAAATTGGTTGGCAAGTTGGCAGATCCCGATGCATTTGGCGCTGAGCGAGTATCGATTGAGGAAATCACATTCAACGAATATACATTGCTAGCATTTGAACAAAAAACATTGGCTACTGAAGAATTACCATTTAACTTTGCAGATTATGATTTATTAGATTTAATTTCAGCTTAGGAGGCTAACTAATGGATAAACAAGTGAAAAACAAATTGACTTTACTGCAATTAATTAAAGAAAAAGATAAGTATGAAGTTAAAAAAGGAATAAAAGAAGAATTGTATATAGAGCGGTTAGATGCAACAATCGTGTTTGAAAAGCCAGATCGTACGCTAGCACTTGAATCGATTGAAATGACTCGTGATAAAGATGTCGAAGCAGGGGAAGCTGACCTGCATCTTATTTACAATTCCGTTGTGGAGCCAAACTTAAAAGATCCAGAACTACAACAGGCATTTAATTGTGTAGATCCTACTGATATTATAAGTAAAATATTTGAAGTTGGAGAAATACCGAAAATTGCAGAAGAAATTTTGAAATCAGCTGGATACGGATCACATATTGAAAAAGTGAAACAAGTAAAAAACTAATAAATAGTGATGGAGATTATTACATGCTTCATCACTATTTGCAACGTGGGCATAGCATAAGATCGATAATAAACGCTAGTCCAGTGGAACGATTATTCCTTTTTGCGTCAATGGAGAAGAGTTTCGAAGAAGAAAAAGCTAAGTACGAGGCCATGTTTGGTCAGTCTTAGCTTTTTTGATTGGAGGTATATAAATGGGCAATAAGCGTGTCATATCTGCAGTCTTAACTCTTAAAGATAAAGACTTTTCAAGTGGCGTAAAAAGGGCAGCAAGTGGCACAACAGATTTTGAGAGAAAGATTAAAAAATCTTCTAATACAGTCAGAAATTTTGGCTCATCAGCTATGAGTGCATTCAAAAATGTTGCGGTAAGTGCGGCGGCTCTTACTGGTGCATTTGCAGGAATTGCAGGTATTAGTGACATAGCTTCATCTGTTATCGAAACAGAATCAGCATTTAACAGACTGAGTGCTAAGACTGGGGCAACAGGCAAAGAATTAGAAGGTTTAAAAGGGACTGCAAAAGATGTTTTTAATGCTGGGTTTGGGGATTCAGTCGGGGAAGTAGCAAATGATATAGGAAAGTTAAAAGGAATGTTTAATGATCTTGGGAAGAAGGACTTTAAAAACCTAGCTATGGGTGCTAATACCATTGCTGATCTCTATGATGTAGGTACTGAAGAAGTAGGTAAATCCGTAAAAACAATGACTGCCAACTTCAAAGGACTTTCTCAAACAGATGCACTCGACTTAATGACGACAGCATTTCAAAAGACAGGTGATTATTCAGGTGATTTACTCGATACATTCAATGAGTATTCACCTTATTTTAGTGCTATGGGTATGAGTGCGAAAGACTTCACAAATATTCTTGTTAAAGGCTCTGAAGCAGGTGCTTTTAATATGGATAAGGTAGGGGATGCTGTTAAAGAATTCAGCATTCGTTCTATCGATGGTTCAAAAGGTACTGCAGAAGGTTTTAAAGCAGTTGGTTTGAATGCAGATGACATGGCTCAAAAGATTGGAGCTGGTGGAGATTCTGCCAATACGGCATTTGCAGCAACTGTTGCTGGACTTGCTGCAATAAAAGATCCAGTAAAGCAAAATGCAGCAGGAGTTCAATTATTTGGTACGCAATGGGAAGATGTTCGCTCAAACGTAGTTCTTGCAATGACAGACGGAAAAGACGCAGTAGGTAATTTCAAAGGTGCTACAGAAGAAGCTGAAAAAACAATGCATAGTGGCTTTGGAGATAGAATGTTGAGTATGTGGCGAACCTTAAAAACAACTATTGCAGATTCATTTACTTCGAATGGTGGTAATGAATTATTAAGTTCATTAGCTAGTTCAGCAGAAAATTTAATACCTATATTTAGCAGTCTAGTATCTACTGCAGTTGGTGGTGTATCGACAATTGCAAGTAATTGGTCAAGTATATCAGGAATTATTTCTGCATTGTCTCCTATTCTTGCTGGTACTGCAGCTGGATTTGCTGCATTTAAAATTGGTATTTTAGCAGTAACTGCAGCGCAAAACGTTTGGAGAATCGCAACATCAGGTGTTCAAATTGCAACTGCATTATTAAATGGGACACTAGCTATTTCACCTTTAGGATGGGTAGCAATTGCTATTGGTGCTGTAATAGCAGTAGGTGTTTTACTTTGGAAGAACTGGGACACTGTTAGAGCGGCAGCATCAGCTCTTTGGTCAGGACTTAAAACAGCTTTTTCAGGAGTTATGTCAGCAGCACAATCATTTATATCGCCAGTAGTTGGATTCTTTCAAAGTTTGATAGATAAATGGAACTCCTTTAAAAGTGCAGTGGCCAACTTTAAAATGCCTAAAATTTCATTACCTTCTCTTGGAGGATTAAAAAAATATATTCCAGGCTTTGCTAGTGGTACAAATTCAGCGCCTGGTGGTATTGCTCAGGTTCATGAAAAAGGTGGCGAAATTATTGACTTGCCTCGTGGATCTCGTGTCTATCCTCATGATAAATCAGTTGCAATGGCTCGTGCTGAAGGTGCTCAGAGTGCAGGAGGTAATGTTATTAATATCAATATAAATGGTGTAGGTAAATCAACAAATGAGATAGTAAATGAATTAGTACCAGCATTAAAAATGAGATTGGCGAATATTTAGGAGGTTGATAGGATGGATATATTTTTCAGCATTAATAATCGAAAAACAGTTCTTCAACTTCCTATTGTTCCGGATGAATTTAAAATAAAAAGTCCATTCAACAATGAGACCTGGTCAACTATTAATCAAGGAGACATCTTATTAATTGGCCAAAGAGGACTTAAATCTATCTCATTTGAATCCTTCTTTCCTAAGAAAAAATACAAATTTGCAAGAACTAATAAATATAAGGGATGGGAGTATGCTGATCTATTAGAAACTTGGCGGGATAAAAGAATCCCCATTCGTCTTGTCATAACTAATACAAAGATTAACATGCTTGTATTAATCGACGACTTTGAATATGGTCCACAAGATGGTACGGGCGATGTCTACTATTCAATTTCTATGACTGAGTTCCCGGAAATCAAGTTAAAGACAAAGCAGGTGTAGATATGCATGAGTTATGGTTAGTAAAGAAATCAAAAATGATTAATATCTCACCTTTAGTTGGATCGATAAAAAGAAGGAGCAACAAAGATGAGTTAGGAGAGGAATTATCATTTGATATTGCTTTTAATGATGATAAGTATTTTCCTAAAAACCCATGTGACATTGGAGACATGGTGATATTAAAAAATAACAACAAAGAAATCACAAGGGCAATTATTGAGGATGAAGACCGAAAAGGCAGAGATCCCATTAGTTATACTGCTTTTGACTTTGCGTTTTATTTGAACAAATCAAATGCTATTTACCAATTCAACAAAATTCCAGCAGACCAGGCAATTAAAAAGATATTAAATGATTTCGGCATCCCTATCGGCAGTATTGCTTCCATGCCTACAAAAATTGATAAAATTTTTAATGATAAAAAAGTTAGCGACATCATCAAAGAAATTATTAAAATCACCAAGCGGAACACCGGCACAAAGTATCTAATGGAAATGCGTGATGGCAAGCTATTCATTGAAAAAAGAAATAATATGATTATCACAGGTGAGTTTCAGCTTTATAAAAACGGATCCAAACATGATGTAGTTTCCGCTATCTCAAATCCGAGCCGAAAAAGAAGTATTTCGGATATGATCAACTCAATCCAAGTTGTATCATCTAAAGATAAAGTGCTTTTGACTAAAGAGGATGAAGCAATGGTAAAAAAATACGGAAAACTACAAAAAGTCGTAAAGTTAGACGAAAAAGAAAAACTTACAGCCAAACAAATTGCTCAAAATGAGTTAGATGAATTGGCAACAGTTGTAGAAGAAACAAGTATTGAACTAATTGGAGATGATCGTGTACGTGCCGGAAGATTATTCAAAGTTGAAGAACCAATCACAGGAATCAGTGGTACTTATTTAATTAAAGATGTAAATCACACTATCTCAAAAGGCATACACACAATGACATTAGGACTGGAGGTAAGAAATGGCTAAAAGTGATGGTTTAACAGAATTAGCGATGTTGCTTAAAGAACGGGAAAATTATATTCCACAATCAATAACGACTGGCATTGTCATTACACCACCGCCAGAAGTTATGATACGGCTAAACGATGTTGTCATTTTAAACAAAGAAAATCTAATCTTCTCAGCGCATATGTTAGCAGGATATAAAAGAGATCTACTCCTAGTATTTAACGACGAAAATTGTGGACAAACAAATGTGGTTGACCTACATTCTCATGTTGTACAGACATTGAATGTGGATACAAGGGACACGCATATCACCACTTTAGACACCATTGTCAAAGATGATGAAGTGATATTAATGCCAACAACTGACGATCAATTGTATTTTGTGATAGACAAGGCGGTGAGGTTTGAATAATGTTGCCAGATATCGCAGAGTTAGAATTTAATACTGATACGACAGAACAATCAAAAGACTTACCGAAATTAGGCAAGTCTTTTTTGTATGATTTTGATAAAGGTGATTTTGTAATAAAAGACGGGAAAATGGTGGAAATTCACGGCGTTGAAGTATTGAAACAATGGATTTTAAAAGTATTAAAAACTGAACGATTTCGATTTAAAATCTATGAAAATATTGAATACGGTGTAACACTGGAAGATTTAATCGGTTCAGGCTTCCCGCGATCTTTCATTGAAGCAGAAATAAAAAGAGAAGTAACAGCATCTTTAATACTTCATAGCTATATTGAAAGCGTAGAAGATTGGACTTTTGAGCGTGATGGAAAATGGATGAAGGTATGGTTTACAGTTGTGACAATTGAGGGGGCGTTTGAGATGGAGGTGACATTTTAATGGAGAGCGCACAAGATATTCATAATCGAATGCTTACAAATATTGATGACGAATACGACAAAAGCAATGGTTCCTTTATCTTTGATGCAACTAAGCCTGGTGCAATTGAATTTTCTACAAAACAAAAAGAAATTACAGACATTCAAAATAAACTGGATATCGAAAATTTATCTGATGATGATCTTGAAAAATTTATATATCAAAGAACAGGGATTACCAGAAAAAAAGCAACAAAGGCAACAATACGGGTAATTGTTTCTGGTTCAATTGGTTCGCAAATCAGGGTTGGTGATTTAGTTGGCACTGATACTTTAAATTTTGTTTTTGTTGAAGAAAAGGTTATCGGTGAAAGCGGACAAGCGAATGTATTAGTTGAATGTGAGTTATTTGGAACGATTGGGAATGTACCAGCAAACGCGATTAATAAATTCCCGGTCACACTTAGTGGGTTAGTAAATGTCTACAATCCAGAGAAGGTTACAAATGGTTATGATGCTGAATCTGATTATGAACTTAAACAACGCTATTATGATAAGTTGCAACGCCCAGGTAAATCAGGGAATAAGTATCACTATCTAGAATGGGCAAAAGAAGTAACAGGAGTAGGTGATGCAAGAGTTGTCCCTAAATTTAATGGACCGTTGACAATGAAAGTTATTATTATCAATAGTAATAAACAGCCTGCCGATAGTGAATTGGTCAAAAAAGTTTATGATCATATTTCAGAAAAAATGCCATTTGGAGTAGAAGAATTGGTTGTTGTTTCTGCTATCGGTGTATCTATAAATATTACGGCTTCCCTTAGTTTAGCAGATGGTTATACAGAGCCAGTGGTCAAAGAAAATATAAAGGAAAATATGGTGGAGTATCTGAAGAGAATTGCCTTTAAAGAATCATATGTCAGCTATGCTAAAACAGGTAGCGAAGTTATTGACAGCGAAGGATTATTAGATTATCAGAATTTATTAGTAAATGGCAGTATTGCTAATATTCCAATAGGAGATGACGAAGTGGCTATTACGGGAGGTGTTAATGAATGAATCATATGAGCGTATTCTTGAAAAATAAAGTCTTAAAAGACAATTTAAAATCTGTTTATGTTGCTTTGTTTAACGAAGATAACGAAATTAATCAACCAAGTTACAAACGGCAACTAGTAGCATTTATCGAACCTGTTGATGGCCAAACATCGAACACTGCAGATGTACTGTTTCCGATAGCAGGAGAATCATGGGGAAGTATTACTCATATTGGTATTTTTGATAGTATGGATGCAGGTAATTTATTATTTAAGTCACCTGCAGAGTTTATCAAAACCATCGATATATCCAGTCAATATAAGATACCCAAAAATTACTTGATTGTTCGATTAAAGTAGGTGATTTGAATGCACGCTATACAAGAATCCGAGTGGGGAAAAGTAAATGTCTTTACATGGGATGATTTAACACCTCATCAATGGGAATGTTTTAGAGTGGCATTGATGGAAGTTGTCTCAGAAATGACAATAAGTCCTGTTTTGATAGAACAATCAGGTGCTTTAGATGAAGTAATGACAGAAATAAATGCAAAAGGTGTACGGGTTGATTATTCACCTGCAGTAATGCAAACTGTCGCAGAAATGATTGTAGATATTGTCGTATCCAAACGAGATTACAAAACAGATATGACGAAACATTTACCTTTATACGAACGCAAATCCATAATATCTAATGAAATACTACCATCATATGATAGGGAATTACGAAATTGTGAGCAATTATTAGACGTAGCAGAAAGAAATATATTCCTAGATACTGCTATCGAATCGTTATCAATATTTGAACGAGATCTAGGTATTCAAATTAATAAGTTATTAAGTTATGACCAACGCAGGGAACAAATTGCATCTCGAAACCGAGCAAGTTTTGATCAAACCACAGAAGCAACTATTAAGTCAGTTGCAGCTGCATATAGCAACGGTGATGTAGAAATTAATTCTACAAATATACCTGGTGTATACGAAATTAAATTTGTCGGCACGATAGGCATTCCAAATAACATGGCAGGTCTTCAAAGTGCATTAGAAATAATTATGCCCGCACACTTAGAGTGGAAATTCAGCTTTATCTATAACACATGGACAATCTGGAAAGACAAAACTTGGGGTGGTGTAAGGGATAAAAATTGGAATGATTTACGAGTATGGGATGAGGTGAGCTAATGAAGTACACAGAAAAACTAAAACTAAAGAAACCAGATTTAACGGATTATGTGAATATCAGTGATCTCAACGAAAACATGGATACGTTGGATGCTGCGGTAAATGAACTGCAAGATGGCAGTACATCAATTTCAGATTTAGAAACCACTGATAAAACATTAGCAGGTGCTATCAATGAAATCAAAAACGAAGTAAACAATACAAATAATGAAATAGTTAATCATCAAGCAAATCTCATGCCTCACCAATTTACAGATACTGATAATAAAATATACAGATATGGGTTTAAGACTAATTCTGCTAAGGATGGTCTTATTTTTGTTTATGAGGAGGTTTTATAGATGTCAGAGATTAATTTACCAACATCTGCGAAACAAGATGAAATTTTAAACGCAGTAAAAACAAGCGGGAAAGTGTTGAAAAGTAAAGTGTTTGATGTTCCTGGAACATATAGTTGGAAAGTGCCAATCGGTGTAGAAGAAGTGTATTTAACAGGTTGCGGCGGTGGTGGTAGTGGTGCACATGGACCTGATGGTTCAAGTGGTTATTACGGTGCTTGTGGTGGTGGTGCTCATTATGTAGAATATTATCCGGTTAAAGTGGATCCAGAACAAACAGTTTCAATTACAGTAGCAAATGGTGGTGCTCCAGTATCAAATGGCGGTACAAGTGGTGCAAATGGTCTTGCTGGTGGCATTACAACATTCGGGGGATATTTATCGTTATCAGGTGGAGGTGGAGGTAACTATAGTACGAGGAAAGGTGGCGTAGCTGGAGGACCTTCAGGAACAAATGGTAGTGACGGAATTCTTCACACTTCCGTTAATGGTATAGTTCCTGAATTGAGAGGGGGAAACTGTGGTACTTTTATTGGAGGAACGTTGGGTTCATATAATCATATTTATCCAGGTGGAGATGGCGCTACTGGTAGCGGAGGGGGAGGTGTTGGAATAAACTCAGAAGGGACGCCAAGTGGAAAAGGTGGAGATGGCTTTTTGATTATTAAATGGTGGGAGTGATATAAATGAAGTTTGCACAAATTTTATATAATAAAGCACATTGGATATTTGAAGCTGAAGAAAAACCAGCTTTTGCACCAAATATTATTTTAGTGGATATAACCGATAAACCAGATGTTCAAGAAGGATGGTATTATAACGGTGATACAGTGGAATTTACGAAACCAGTTTTGCCCAATCCAATTGAACCAACAAACCCAGCACCAACAATGGAAGAACTGCAGGCACAAACATTAGTTAACACAGAATATTTAATTGCCATGAACGAAATGGGCATACAAGGAGGAACATTATAATGAAGGTCTATGATTTATGTAAATTTTTAATTGATCGCCAACGTTATAGCTATGATAATATGTTGAAGAAGGTAAATGTTTTTTACGCAAATAATCAGTTGGTTGATAAAGAATACACAGAGTTACTTACAATAATGGATTCACAGAAAACGCAGTAGGTTGGATAGCGTTATTTTTATTGCTAAAAATGGTCGAAATTTATCAAAGGACAAGTCCCGTTCTTGTCGAAATATAAAGAATATAAGGAGGTGTATAAAGTGGAGTTAACAACAATAACTAAAGAATCTATAAATAGAGAAATTGATTTTTGTACAGATTTTATTGACACAAAAAAAGATGAATTATCAAAATTTGAAGAAAAGTTCAGAAGACTTACTGAAAGATTAAATGTACTGACGACAATTGAGGAAAAATTGCCAGAAGGATTATCTAAAAAACTCACACAACATAATATTACTGTTGTGGCAAATGAGCGCTTTGAACTGGCTCCTAAGCTATCAAATCTAAAGTCAAACATAGAAGGTTATTATACAATCATTGATAGTTTGGTTGATTTAAGATCAGAAATTTGAGGATATACAGCACATCCAATCGGGTGTGCTTTTTATATACAAAAATATAGGTCCTTTTACGGCTTATGAAAAGTAGGTGCAGCCAATGGATGTAAAAACAGCAAGTGAAATAGCAACAAGTCAAGCAGTATGGGCGATTTTATGTGTGTTATTAACAATTTACGTAATGCGACGATCAGAGCAACGTGAAAACAAATTAATGACTCATTTAGAACGTTCAAATGAATCTCAAGCGCAAACAGCAACTGCGTTAGAGGGTATAAATAGAAGTTTATCATCGTTAGAAAATCGTGTAGATCGCATCGAAAAATTCACAGAAAAGGACGATTAAAATGACAACAGAAAAATTAAAACAATATATTGGGTTATTCGGAGGATTGCTATCAGCAGTCCTTTTATTTTTGCAATCACTAGGTATTACTTTTACTTGGTTTACAGACAAAACAATTGATGCTTTTGTTAATGCTTTATTGGCAACAGTACCGTTTGTATTAGTAGTTTACGGTGTATGGAAGAACAGTTATATCGTAACGAAACAAGCACGTGGACAAGAAAAAGAGCTTCAAAAGAAAGGGTTGAAATAATATGACAAAACAATTCGTAATTTCAAGCGGTCATGGAGATAAAGTTAGTGGAGCAATAGGCGTTTTAAACGAGCACAATGAAGCTAAAAAGGTTGTTAATAGTGTTTATAATATTTTAACAAAAGAATATAACGGAAAAGGCTTTAAGTTCCATGATGCTACTTCTACAACACAAGATAAAAACTTAGCTACAATAGTGAAATATCACAATAGTAAAGAACGAGCACTAGATATTAGTGTTCATTTCAACAGCGCAAGCGCATCTGCAACAGGTACCGAATGCTTGTATTATGACAAAAAATCATTATCAGTTAAGATGTCAAAAGCTATGTCAGATGCTCTCGGAATTGTTGATCGTGGAGCAAAGGAACGTAAAGAGTTATATTTCCTTCGCAATACTTCAAAACCAGCAATACTCTTGGAGGTTTGCTTTGTATCAAGTAAAAAAGATGCAGCTGCATATCATGAAAATTTTGAAAAACTATGCCAGGCGATTGCGAAAGTAATTGCAGATCAATTGGATTATAAGAAAACGCAAGGAAAGTTTTATGATAAAAAATTTGACAGGTTAATCGCACTTACAGACATCGGCGTGTACAAAGATAAAAGCTTAAAACATGAGCATGTACGATATAAAAAAGGCAAGAAACTAGATATTATCGATATTACCTACGATAAAAATGGTACCCCACGCTTCATTGTATGCGGTGGATTCTGTTCGACAAATAGAGAATATGTCAAAGCATATACAGTAAATAAAAAATTGTCTTTTGATTGA